TAAAACTACAGTACTTTAAACCTTTCTTTGAATTCCTAACCAGAAGAAAGCTAGATGACTTCATGGTCGATAAGACCCTTCAATTAGAGAATATTTGGATTGATTCGCTCAGACCCTAATTGATACAAAGCTACTTGGATATAGCTCCGCACATTTACGAATTAGGTCTCGTGGGAGCATAATTGGTCACCAGAAAGTTCTGGGACATCATGGAATCTACTAAATAGTTTGTCTTAGATATTAAGATTCCATCCTTCATGAAGAGAGAAAGAGTAATGAAGGGAATCCTCCTAAATTAAGGAGATGGTGTAGGTAGTTTGAAGAGAACCAGAAACTAATTCCTACACAAGGTAGAAAAAGAATGCTACGATTTATCTACCACTAATTAAAAAGTTTTGAAAGAGATGAGATTTTATGATGTTAAAACTCGTTAACCTTTAGGAGTTCTTACTGCAGACGAGGTATTGGAAAGATACTCAGAGTTGTGTACCTGCGTCAAAAATGCACCAAAGAAAATCGTTACCGATAAGTTATAAAACTTACCAGAGAATTTGTCGTTCGCTACATACGGTAACTGTCCTCTAAACGCCATATGCGCCATCATTATGAGATAAGGTGGTAGTAATCTACATGCAGAACCAGAAATTGTAGAAGACTTTAAAGCATTTGTCCAATCAACTCACGTAGGTTTAGTTAAGAAGTTCAGAAAAGCCTTAGCAAAACTAGACCGAACCCAGTATACTTTTGATAAATATATCGAAAAAATTGCTAAGGTGGATAAGAAGAAAGCTCAATCATACGTCAAAGGCCGAGAATCAGCAATCGGTAAAATGAAAATAGAGAGAGAGATGAAATGTTTTCCGAAATCGGGTGAGTGGTTTATCAAAAACGCTCATGAAGATGTTCTAGGATTATCCAATAGACCTAGAAATATCTGCAATCCTTCTACAGAACTATTAGGGGTTTGCAATCACATAAACTTCATCTTATTAGCTTGTTTGAAAAAGGCATTTCCAAGCTATGCATCATACCTCCCGCATGAAGCTTTACAAGACAGAATTTACAACGAAGCTCGAAAAATCGAAAAAGAAGGAAAGATCACATGCATCTCATCAGATTTTTCTTCTCATGATTCAAACCAACACGCAGAGCTAATTGAAGCTGTTGATAATTATCTTATCCGGGAAATTTTGCCGGAGATCTACCCTATGTTAGATTTACCAGTTGGTTTATATGATGAAGTTCTGTAATCTATAACTAACTTAGAAACAATCCTCAATTATTACGTCAATATTGGAAAGTAGAGGAGAAAGCTATTCTAGGCAAAAATTTATGGAACGGTAACTTCTGGACATCCTACCAGAACTACGT